GTCTGATTTTGGTCGTCAGGCCGAGCCGATCGGCCCCGTCCTACACCTGGCGCACATTGCCATGCTCCAGGTAGAGCCGGTATACGGTGCGCACGGTCTCGGCCTCGGTCTCGTTGATCACCAAGGTGCGGTCCTTGGCCTCGTAGCCCAGCGGCACGTATCCGCCCATCCACATGCCCTTCTGTTTGGAGGCGGCGATCTTGTCGCGGATACGCTCGCCCGTGACCTCCCGCTCAAACTGGGCGAAGGACAGCAGCATGTTGAGAGTGAGTCGGCCCATCGAGGTCGTCGTGTTGAACTGCTGGGTCACCGAGACGAAGGACACGCCACGAGCATCGAACACCTCGACGATCTTGGCAAAATCGGCGAGCGAGCGGGTCAGGCGGTCGACCTTGTACACAACCACCGTGTCGACCCTGCGAGCCTGGATGTCGGCGAGCAGTTGCCGGAGGGCGGGCCGGTCCATAGTCCCACCCGAAATACCGCCATCATCGTAGCCGGTACGAACAAGATGCCAACCCTCACCGGCCTGGCTCTTGATGTATGCCTCGCAAGCTTCGCGCTGAGCGTCCAGCGAGTTGAATGCCTGCTCGAGCCCCTCCTCGGACGACTTCCGGGTGTAGATCGCGCAGCGCAGGCGCTTGGGTCGGTCAGTGCTCATCGTTCGATTCCTCCGGCCGGGAGGCCTTGCGCAGCCCAAAGAACAATGGTCCCGACCATCGCGTACCGGTGATCTCCCGCGCAATTTGCGACAGGCTGGCGTACCGTTTTTCCCGATAGTCGAATCCGTTATCCAGCACGGACACTTGGTGCACCTCGCCGCGCCATTCGCGGATCAAGCGTGTGCCGGGTCTGGGCCGCGGTGCGGCTGGCCTCGACGGGCGGTTGCCAAAGTTCGTGAACTCGGCAGGACCGGCGAAGCGCCGGAGGGCGGCCTTGCTCAGGCCGCCCTCGGTCTGCTCTTGCACATGGTAGGCAAGTGCGCGCAGGAGCAAATCGCGGCTGATCCGCTTGGGCGCATGGCGCTTGAAGGCCTGTTCCCAGCCGGTCCGTAGCGCCGGTGTTTCCATCGCCTGCAACGCGGCGATCTTCTCAGCGATCGCTCGGGTCATCCGGATTCACCTTGTCGGCCGGATCGCGGGTCACGGATGTTGTCGGCACCTTCCTTCGGTCCGGCCGCTTCTCGCCTTGGGCCTGCTCGCGCTGCGCCTCCTCAAAGAGACGCAGTGGGCGGCGCAGGTAAGGGCTGACCGAATCGTCATCCTTTCCGGGCTTGACGGTGTATCGGGCGATCATCGAGTCCATGTCAGCCTCCCGCTGCGATTCGGTAGACTCGGCCCTTGCCCTCGACGGTCTCGGACGTGACCGTGAGGCCGAGCTTCTTCTTCAGGGTGCCGCTAATGGCGCCGCGCACCGAATGCGCCTGCCAGCCGGTCGCGGTGACGATCTCGTCGATGCTGGCGCCCCTCTTGCGCTTTAGGAGGTCGATCAGCAGGGCCTGCTTGGTGCCCTGGCGGGCGGTGGGCGCCGACCTATCGGTCTTCGGTGTGATTGCGGGCGTCTTACGCTCCTTGCGATGCTTCCTCGGCTGCGCTTTGGCGGGGCTGGGCTGCTTGCCTGATTTTGTGGCGGGCCCGCCGTCGATCGCTTGCAGACCCGCGGCGGTGATGACCAGCATCATACGCCTGCTGTCCTCGGCCTCGCGCCAGGCGGCCGCGTCCGGCATGGCTGGCTGCTCCGTAAGCAGGTTTTTCGTGCGCAGACCTTCGAGCGTCTTGGTGACCGCGGCGCCCTTGATCTTGAGTGACTTCGGCAACGGCAACACCGCGCCGCCGTCGCGCCGCGCGGCGGCGGACAGAATGACAAGTTGGGTATCGGTGAGCTTGACCATGGGGGCCTCATTCGGTGATCCGTGCCAGGATGATCCTGGCGCTTCCACCACCCACAGCCCCGCCGGCGGGGCCGGTCGGGGCGGCGGGCCGAAGGCGGCCCTACGCATCGTGTGGAACCAAGCAATGCTTGCCCTGCGGCGAAAGTCCAGCCCTTTCAGCAGCGGGATTTTCGCGGATTTTGGCCTCGGTTAACGCCCGAATTGGTGACGATCACGGCCGCTTCGACAACGACGGCGATATCCCGCGCCACTATCTGGAGCCGTCGGCCAAAATCGGCAAGCTGTGACGGATTCAGCCGCGGCGATTGCCCAGCGACCGCGAGCTCGATCGCATCCTCGATCATCGCAGTCGCCGTCGCGAACAGCCGATTCGCCAGTTCTCGATTATCGTCGCCCATCGCCGGTCCCTCGTCGATTTCGGCAAGGGACGCTTCCTTTGCGGCGGAAGTCCAGTGGTGTTCCGCGGCCTACAAGGTTCCGAGCTTCTGGTGCTCGCGGCTCAGTACATGCCGACCACGCGGCTGGCGCGTGCCACCCGGCGCCGCCGTTTGTCGACCCAGATGAGGAACTGCGACACGCTGTCGATCTGGTCGTCGAACTTGCCGTTGGGGAACGCCATCATCTCCGCCTGAAAGGCGTCGAGCCAGGGCGCCGTTTCCGGGAGGATCACCTGCCCGGCCTCGATCTTCGCCGACTGGCTGCTCATGCGGGTCACCTTGTCGCTCTCGGGAGCGATCGCGATCGGCCGCACACCGGTTTTCCCGTGGCGCAGATCCTGGATGAGCTGCGTGCCGGACCCCTTGTCCTCGATCAGCACGCTGTGGGCGGCATGGCGATGCGCCATTTCGATGACCCGCTTTTTCAGGAGCGGATACTCGAGCCGTTCGCGCAGAACGTTGAGCAGGTAATAGTCCTCGCCCTTCATCATCCATGTGGTGCAGACGGAATAATCGTTCAACTCGCCGGCCTTCGAGGCGGTATCCCAGCTTTGGATCACGCGGCCGTCGTGATCATGGGCCGGGCGATTGGCGTAGACCCGGAACCACGCCCACTTGACCAGGTTGCCTTCGACGGGAACGGGACGCTGCTGGTACTGCGCAAAATATACGGCCGATCCCATGTCGGCCTTGATCTGCTCGAGGACCTCGATGGGCTCGCGGTTCGGGTGCAACACCTCTCCGGTCGCGCGGTGGTAGACTTCGCCGTCACCGATCTCGATCGCCTGCGGCTCCTCCGCGATCGCCGGAAGATCGAGGTGGGTCCAGCCCCGTCCCTTCTCAAGGACGTGGCCAACCAGGTCGTCTTCGTGAACCCGCTGCATGACGATGATGATCACCCCGTCCTTCTTGCTGTCGAGGCGGGAGTAGAGTGTGCCGTCGAACCACTGCTTGACCGCTGCGCGCCGGATCTCGGACATGGCGTCGGCCGGCTTGATTGGGTCGTCGACGATGATGATGTCGCCCCCGCGGCCGGTGAGCGCGCCGCCGAGCGATGTGCCGTAGCGGAACCCATGGCGGGTGGTCTCGAACTCGAGCTCGGTGCTCTTCTTCGGGTTGAGGTGGGCCTGCGGAAACACTGACCCGTACCAACCGCTCTCCATCACAGCACGGCAGTCGCGTGCGTGCTTTGCGGTCAACTCGTTCGCATAGCTGGCGCAGAGAATCCGCCGGCTGGGGTCGCGCCCCAGTGCCCAGGCAGGGAAGGCGACGGACGCGCAGATCGACTTCAAATTGCGCGGCGGCACGGTGATGATCAGGCGCCCGACCCGGCCGTCGAAGCACTGCCTGAGGTGCCAGGCGATGGCGTCGATGTGCCAATTGTGCTGGTAGTCGGCGGCGGGCGCCACCGTCTGAAAGGCACGCTGGATGAAGCTCGCGAGATCGCTGCGCAGTGCGACCTCGAGCAGGCGCCGGTCGCTGATGCTCATGGCATTTATTCCTTCTTGGTCGCTGGGGGCTTCCCGGCGACGCCCACCTTCCGCAGGATGCGCGTTTCCAGGGCCTCAAGCACCGCGCGTTCCTCGTCGGTGAGCGGGATACCTGCCGCCACAGCCTCATCGCCGAGACCGCCGACCCTGAGGTACATCTCGAATAGCTTGCCGGCAGCGCGCTCGTTGCCCTTGATGGCCCGGGCCATGAGGCTCTTGATCATCGCGCGCGACTTACTGATCCGGCGCGTGCCCTTCTGGTCACGGATCTCGATGGTCTCCTTGAACTCCTCGAGCAGCTCCGTCTTCAGGTTCTGCGCGCCCTTAGGCCGCCCCTTGTTGTTGCCCGAACGTCCCTTCTTAAACTGCGTGTGTTTCGGCGGCTTTCCCTTGCCGACCTGGTAATCACCGGGCATTTTCGGCCTTCCTCTCGTACTCGTGTTCGTTCGATGCGTCCGGTTCGCCCTCGATTTCGCGCCAGTCCCTCATCTGGGCGAAGGTTAGGCCGGTCTCAACGTGGATAGCGCCCTGGCCGGTCACCTGCTCGAAGCGTTCGATCGTGGCGTCGACATACTTTGGCTCCATCTCCATTACGCGGGCGCGGCGGCCGGTGCGCTCGGCGGCAATCAGCGTTGTGCCGCTGCCGCCGAAGCAGTCGAGCACGATGCCGTCGCGCCGCGAGCAGTCCTTGATCGCATCGGCCACCAGCGCGACCGGCTTCACGGTCGGGTGCATGGCGAGCTCGTCCATCCGGTTGGCGCCGAAGGTATTGATGCCGGCGTAGTCCCACACATTGGTTCGATACCGGCCGTGCTTGCCGAGTTCGACGTTGTTGATGTGCGCCGCCGTGCCGCTCTTGAACACGAACACCAGCTCGTGCTTGGAACGGTAGAACGAGCCCATGCCGCCGTTGGTCTTGTTCCAGACGCACAGGTTCTTCAGCTCTGCGTAAGCTCTCCGCCCAGCCGTCATGAGCTCGGGCATGTGCCGCCAATCCATGCAGATGAAGTGGATCGAGCCGTCCGCGCTGTATGCGGCGAGGTGCCCGAGCGCCGTCTCCAGAAAGGCGGTAAATTGGCCTTCCGACATCTCGCCCGAAGCCATGGCGAACTCGGCGTGGCGCGCGCGTCCCAGACCGCAGACGTGGCCATCGACCGGCACATTGTAAGGTGGGTCAGTGAACACCATTTGCGCCCGCTCACGGCCCAAGAGGCGCGCAAAGGACTCCGCGTTCGTCGCATCGCCGCAGAAGAGCCGGTGCGAACCTAGTCGCCACAACTCGCCCGGCCGCGTGACGGGCGGGACTTTCTCGTCGATCTCAGGCACCTGGTCGGCTGCATCAACCGACGACGAGCCGTCGAGACCCTCGATCAGCAGGTCGATCTCTGGCGTCCCAAAGCCGGTGACGATGGGGTCGAATTCGATCTGCAGGTTGGTGAGGTCCTTCAACTCGAGTGCGAGCAACTCCTTGTCCCAGCCGGCAAGCTCGGCCAGGCGGTTGTCGGCGAGGGCGTAGGCCTGGACCTGCGCCTTCGTCATGTGCTCGAGCCGAACGACCGGAACGTCCTCGATGCCGAGTAGCTTGGCGGCGGCAACCCGGCCGTGACCGGCGACGATTCGACCGCTGGCGTCGATCAGGACCGGGTTGACAAACCCGAACTCGCGGATGCTGTTGCCGATCTGCTTGATCTGCTTCTTCGAGTGAGTCCGCGCGTTGCGGTCATAGGGCTTGAGCGTTGAGACGCTTTGGTACGTCACCTTAACTTCCTGCATGGGACTCTCCTTCCATCGCTGGTGGCGCCGCAAAAAAATGCGCAACTTCGGTTATCTCTGAAAGCCACGCTCACTGAGGGACAAGAAAAGGACCCTCCGGGAGCGCGCCTGATCCCGGAGGGTCGTACTCAACTCTCGATCCAATTGCAGTGCGTTGGGTCGGCCTAGCCGAGCTCTCTTGTTCCGGCGTAAGTTCGCGAGATCACACCGGACGATCAGGCTGCCTGCTCATCTGCCGG